CCTTACGACTCGATCCACCTCATGTTTCGGCGCAAGAATCTGCCCAATAACTTCTTTGGCAATCGAACGATAGGTTTTGTCGCTCGGCTTTTCGACTTTTCGCGGCTTCCGCCCTGAGTCAGTCATCGGGTCACCGCCCGGCCAAAATGTTTTCAACTATTTCCCGCGTGGCCTCGTGAAGCTGAATGTTCTGTTTGTTTTTTGCGTACCACTGCGCTGTTTCCCATTTGCCTGTTATGGCCCGACCTGCTCCCATCCAATCCGCTACCATTTCACGGGCGAAGCGAATCGGCATTTCCAGTACCTTTGTTGCGCCGGAATCCTCACGTAATACCCAATGCTGCCAGTGGTGAGGGTTAGCGTGTTGATGGTGCAGCCATGCGCGGTCAAAATCAGTTTGGGCTTTTACGCAGCATGGAAATTGATATTTGTGTGGCGTGCCATAGAAGTACCGCGCATAGGGCAACCACTCACACGGCAGAAACTTGCTCCAATCGTGGATAATCAGCCGCCACAATGGTGCGCCGATCCGCAGGCCAGCGACGAACACAAACCACTTGTGCCGCGCCAAATAAACCGCATACTTGAAATGTTTAGTCATTCTTCCGCTCCGTCTTTCCCCGCTCTGCTAAGCTCATAGGTCGCCCCAAATTCTTTTCTTTTTCTATTTGTTACAGTCGTGCTCCGCTGAAACGATCTTCTGGGTCCTTACCCAGCAATCACTTGAAATCTGGTGGCGTTTCATCGCACCCGGATTTTCCGTCCGTTTGGCCGAGGCCGGGAATGATCCCTAACTCCCTTGTTTTTCTTGCCTGCGTTTCGCATTTTCATTCGCGCACGGCGGCGGTGCATACGGCTAACTCTTCGTTTGTTCACTGAGCCACATATCTTCCCGGCCAGCCTGCACCATGCCATCGTGACGACCACGCTCATAGGCTGCATTCTCATGGCGACGGCGCTCAACTACTTCAATGAGCTTGTACGGCGGAGCTTCCATCAAATGCTCTCCGTTGCGGTTGTAATCTGTAATAAGACCGATAATTCCAGAACCGCTGCCATGTCCACAGCAGCAGCCGCTAGTTTTGATACCAGCCGCCCAGAGAGCTTGCAGGGCTGGCGCTAGGCAGGCATCAATAACGAAACATTGCCGACCTTCGTCATCAATGGCATATTCGCCACCATCAAAAACCTCTGGATTGTCAGCAGCCGAACAAAGCGGATCGGCCTTAATAAAATCTGGTATTGGAACTAGAACCGTCTTACGAGTAATACACATCCGTGTCCTCTTTTCTTCGTTTCAGATTGTGGGTAGGGATCCAGAAAGGGCCTACTCACGCCATGCGATTTCAAATAAAAATCTCTTACTTGCCCTCCCGCGCTATCCGCTGCGCCCCTGAAGTGTCAGTCAAAATTGCCTCCCTGCTTCAAACTGCCCAAGACACATCTCAGAGCAAAATTCATTTTCGTATTCGTCAAACCAAGTTTGCCCAGCCTGTATTTGCAAAGCCGGAATATCTTCGCCGCACCATGCACATTCCGTTCTAAGAATTACTTCCCGTTTTGCGCGCTGCGCCCCTGAATCTGGTCCTGATGTCTGATTGGGTTTCAACATTGGCTTAAACTTTCTTTGATCCTTTCCGCGATCCACTGCGCGATTTGTGGAACAACGGCGTTTCCGAGCCCTCTAAGGCGGTCCACCCTTCGGGATACCCCATGAGCCACTCCACGAAAATCACGCTCAATTTCCCGCCCGCCTGGTCGTTCAAATTCCGTGAGCGGGCTGGGTTGTCCCATCTCTCCGCCTGCCCAGTCCGGTAGTCCCGCGATTGAGGCGTGGCCAGCATGTGCAGCCGCATAGTCAGGCTTGGAGCGCCCGATGAATCTCGCTGGTTCGGCCCTCCGTGATCCGCATCCGTTGCTTTTGGTGTCGGCACCATGCGCGCAAACTCTACGAGTGACCGCGGCCCGATCTTCTTGTTGCTGTTTAGGTTCGGTGCCTCTGGTGCTGCGCAGGGAGTGGGCACAAATCCAAATTCTGTCCCTTCGGTGCCAAGCGCCGAAACTTGCAGCCGGAACCATAAGCGGCGGGAGTAGTTCGTAATCTTCGCTCTCCAAATCGGAGTAAACCTGGTCGAGAATCCGTCCATCTTCCAGAGCAATAAATCCAGCAACGTTCTCTGCCACAACGAAGTCGGGCCTGAGTGCTGAAATAACTCTGAGCATTTCCGGCCAGAGGTGACGATCATCCGCCGTTCCCAAGCGTTGGCCGGCGGAGCTGAAAGGCTGGCAGGGAAACCCTCCGCAGATAACGTCAACCCGCTTGAGGTTGTGCGCTCCGCACTCTCGGATATCGCCAAACCGTTCTGCTCTGGGGAAATGTTTTTCAAGCACCCTCCTGCAATACTCGTCAATCTCTACCTGCCAAACCGTTTCAAATCCCGCCCGCTCAAAACCCAGATCAAAGCCGCCTATGCCAGCGAATAAACTTCCCAGCGTGAGCCGCTTTGGTTTGTTATCGCTCATCAATAAACCTCGATGTATCCCTGCGTGTTCATTTGTCCCGCGTATGCTTCGGAGGTTTCCTTGCCGTGCGTGAAAGCGACTGGCTTTTCATCCTTGCCTATCACCGCGAATTTGTAGGGCGGCTGCTTGTCGCTCGGAATAACTACCCATGGGCCTTCCGACATAGGCAGACCGCGACCAGATGGATATATTTCTCCGATATTTTGCAGAGCTTGGATCTTTGTCTGATGTTCTGGTTTCGCTCCGCACAGTTTGCAATTTTTGTTATCGCTCATTGGGCCTCACACTCCGTAACCGTTATTTCCGCTCTCTCCGGCAATCCGTACTCTTTCCGTGTTGATCCGTAGCTAACAATCTGCGAATCGTCATGGAAGATGATTCCGGTAAGCGAATCTTCCGCAGCGCGAACCAGCTTGCTCAAGTCCGGCTTAACTACATGCTCAACTCTCTTCTTTGAGACTGAGGCTGGCCGCTGAAAGAAGAATTTGAAGCTGACTTCTACCGGAACATGCTTGCCGAAAATCACATCCTTGAATCCGGCTTCATTCCGCGCTACCAGGGCCGCCTTGGATGCTTCCTGTCTGAAACTCTTTAGCTCTTTGTTGTCGCTGGTGATAACAGCGCGATTCCAGCCTTTAGGAATAAAGGCACGCGAAGAACCTTGTGGCTGAGGCTTCCCATAAACAGTCAGCTTGAATGCGCTCTTTGCCGTCATGCCGTTGGTCCCTCGTCTGCACGATATTTTTTCCTGACAATCATGCCCGGAATCGAAACTAGACCACCTAACAAAATTATTCCGTCGCCTACGCTGCAAATTCCTATTCCGCTCCAGTATTTGTCGCTGAGTGGCATCAGCCTACTGTCCTGCGTTGCAAGCGTATGACGGGTATCGTCGCGAGAAATTTCGCGTATAGAATGCTGCAAGGTAACAGGCATTTTCCCGTGGTTGGCAAGAACAACGCTTGAGTTGCACAGAAAGCCAATCAAGCACACGCGCCACGCAACACGGTAAAACGGATTCTTGTGTTCGCAGGAGCCAAGAATCGCACGCGCAACCGATGCAATCCAAAAAAACACAACAAGGTAGAAGTTGAAAGGCGCGAAGGTCACTATCGGCCATACCAGAGCAAACGCCCCAATGATCCAACCACGCGCTTTAACTAGCTTTGCCGTCATGCTCTGCTCTCCCCGCCCGCCGCCGCGCCCGCGCTCACGTAAACTGCAAGAATTTCTGAGAGCTTCCATCCTTGGCCATTGCCATCCAGTAACCAGCCGCGCTGATATGTAACTGCCAGCCCACCTAGTTTTTCATCTGGTTTCGCGCCAAAATGCTCAATCAGAAATTTCTGAGCAAGCTCAATCTGTTCTTGGGTAAACTCTGGTTTTTCCATAACTAGATCACCGCCTTGTAATGACCGCCGAATTTGTATTCCTTGAAGGACAGCCGCCATAAGTGCTTCATTGCCTTACGCTGGTCAGGACTGAGACGCCGCTTGCCATTAGGCACCGCGATAATCGACAGCGCCCGATAAATGCAGTATTGCGGAATCCTTACTTCCATCGTGCTTTTCTGAAGCGCCGGAATTTTGCTGTTCTCAGCCATTGGCCCTCACCCCCGCTCCACAACTTTTATGAATTACTCCGTCCTGCACTGATATGCTCCCAAGTGATCGGCGTTGAAGGACATGGGCGGCTCAATATTCGATTGGCGTAAGCAATGTCCATTTCTCCGTAAATAACTTTTGCGCCTATCTTGCTTGCAGCACGCTCCCTGTTTCCGCGTTCGCGTCTCTTCTTTCTGGCCTGCATTGCCGTGCTCAAACAATGCGCACACCTAGGAGCCTTCCTGTTGCAAAAACACTTTCTCTCTCGCATAATTCACTCCCTTAAAAGCCTTCGATTGCCGCCCCGTTTCATGCTCTAAAAGTTCATGCCAAGAGCACTGAGATTCCAGCCACCTATCGCGTTCTTTTTGAGTCATTCGCCGCGCTATGGAGAAATCCCAATACTTAGCTTCGTAAGACAGCCTTTTCATTCTGCCCTCTTAATCACCCAAGCCATTCGGCCTTTGAGAAACTTGCTGGGCTGCAATACAGCTATAAAGCCTTTACCTAAATGCCTGATCTTCATGGCTTACCTGCTTTCAACAAACTTTCATGCGCGGATTGAAAATCTGACTTTGGCCTTTTGCGGTCGGCTTCTTCGGCAAGCATCTTGGCCGCATATCGTTTCTCGCTCCCGCGAAGGTTCTTTACCCATTCCTGTAATTTCTTTTGGCCGTGCTCATCCCGGCCTTTAATTTTTCCAGCTTCGATCTGCTTCGCAACTTCCAGAACTACATCTGCCAGCGTGTAAAATTTATCTCCGGCCTCTCTGCGCTTATGCAATGCAGCCATTTCCCGTCGAATCGCGGCTCCGTCCTGCTTGGGCTCTGGAATAAACTTCCTGATCTTGGCAATCATCGGGAAGAACTCAGAAAACGCCCTTGCGTTCTTCACGCCTTCCGAGAACCGGGCAAATCCTACGCGGTCGCATTCATCGCGCCAGTCCTGCAAATACGCCTTTTCCGTTTCCGGCTCTAGCTTCTGGTGCGGATAGCGGATTACGGTTTCTTTAAAAAGCTGCCTTATTTCAGAAGTCCAACGTGTCGATGCCATGCAACCTGTCCTGTAATCTTCCTTCCGGTTTTTTCCGGGTCAGTTTGTAGCTCACTACCCATTCGCTCGGATCGTCTTGGAACCTTCCGCGATGTAACCATTTCGCCATGCTGGGAATGAATTGCTTTTCTAGTCCAGCGCGTGAAGTCGCCGCCGCATATTCTGAGCACTTGTGAGCAATGAACTCTGCTGAATCAATTTGCGGGATTTTTTGTTGTTTTGAATGCTCTTTAGTAGCTATATAGAACTTTCTTTCTGATTCTTTCTTTTCAATGTGTTTTGGGTAGTTCTTATAAGCAACTAAAAATAATTCATATATAGGGGGGTGTTCTTTTTTGACCGAATCCACTAAATCAGGTTCGGCGTTAGCAGGTTGATTGCCAAACTGACTCCCGGCCTCTGCAAGCCGTACCAGTCCCGAATGCCAAATCCACGTTTGCCCTGCAATACTCTGTCTCTCAAAGCAAGCCAAAACAGGGGCCGATTGTGTTAGCCAATAGCCCTTTGTTCGTGCTCCAGTGAGACTCCAGAATTGATCGTCAAACGGCAATCTGAAATCCGGTGCTACTCTAAGTTTCAAAAAGATGTTCCAAAACCATCCAACCTGAGAGTCGCTAAAACGCCGCATAGCAGCCAAGGTACGGCTGTCTAGCACGCTATCAAGCTCTCGGATTGGAGTTGCGCTGGCCATTACGGAACTGAAATCCCTTCGTCTCTGAGCATTTCCATTAACTGCTCATCGCTATACTTGCCTGTGTTTTTCAGACTTGCGCGTAGTTTGTCCTCAAGCGTTTCCTTTTTGGCCCCGCGCTTGATCTGCTCAAAAAGTTGAATCAACTCGCTCAGAAAATCGTTTACAGCAGATTCCATTTCGGCAATACGCTTCTCATCACGCTCATGCCGGATAATGAGCATCTGAAGTTCTTCAGCCTCTGTAATGCGCGGATCGTAAGAAACAAAGTCACACCATTCAATCTCAGGGCCGCAACACGCCATCTGCCAGTTGATCTGATTCAGGTACTCTTTTGGGATAACGCCGCCTGCCAGGTATTCAAGGTGCGTATAGGTTTCAGGGCATTTGATTTCCAGAATGCCGTTCCGAGCAACCCAGCCGTCAGCCGTGGCAGCAGCCCTTGGGTTTGTCGGATGTAGAACCAACCCTAACTGCTCAACATTCCGGCGTGTCCGGTATTCATACTCAGCCCTTGCGCGTGGTTCGTTTTCTACACCCCAATCCATTGCAGCAGAGACGTAATGCTCTGTAGTGTTTCCTGTAAGCATCTCGGAAATCATCTGCATCTTGAGGTTTCTGCGGGCCCCTAATTCATGGGTGCCGCCCTTTTGCCGTGGTGTGATGGCATCATGGACTTTGGAGCTGGTGACCATGCCGATACGGGCCTGATACCATCTCGGATCTGGATAGTAGATTCCGAGGACGTTCATTTGCCGTCACCTTTCCGTACCTTGGCGATTACGCGACATATGTTCGCCTGAAGGCTATCCAGCGTCATTATCAGGAGAATGGCCAGAAAAAATGCCATCCATGGATGCTGTAAGGCCCATGCGCTCATTTGCCACGCCGTTTCCGCCATGCATCACGCGCTGCGATAAGCGCATCCTTGGCTGCTTGGTTCTTTTCTTCCACGGCAATCGCAAAGGCGCGGTCATAAGATTCGCGCATCTCTTGATAATCATGGGCATCGGCGATCTTGGTAACCCAATCGTCTAAGCCCTTCATTGGCCTGACTTCTACAGGGCCGTTGCCGTCATTGTCATCTTCGCCAATGGCAATGTTGAAGATCATCTTCAGCAAATAGCGCATACCATAGCTGTCAGAGCTTCCAACGGCGTGAGTTTTAGTCATCACGTCGCCGCCTTTGGCACCCTTGCCATCCGCTGGCACGTCTTGGTAGTAGGTACGGGTGTGACCTTCGATGTGTGAAACGTGGCATTTGATACGGGTAATTTGTAATTCTGGCGGCATTGGCTCAGTGTCGAATGAAAGAGCAAATCCGTGCCGCGTATAAATTGGCCTCAGGATGTAGTCCAGTTTGGCGTAAGTGGCCCACTTGCTTTTGGTTTGCTGGTTATAGGCATCAGGCGAGATGCGTGTTATTTCCGCCTGCGCCGCATTCATGGCACGGTTGAAGGCCATTTCAGCCTTACGTGCCTGATCCTTGAAGTACATCTCCTGCAGAATTTGAAGCTGATCGGCTTGGCCGTGCTCCAGAGCATATTGCATTAGGCTCATGGGCGTAGGTGCTACCAGCGCATCCTCTTTTGGTTTCCAGTTTTTATCTGTTGCTGGTATAAGTTCCGGCTGAATTATGTTTGTGGCCATAAAAGTTTCTTATCCTTCAGTGTGAAAAATTGCCTTTCTTGGGCATGGTTTTCCGCCTGCGTTGTGGCGTTTTGCATGGTGATCGTGACAGCTTGCTATGTTGCAATCAGGACTAAAGCAGTCGCACTTATTGGCCGCGTGTTTCTTGTGGCTCCATTCCGTTGCGCGATTCGGGCAGCGTTTCATCTTGTTACATGCTCCGAAGCCCTCAACATAGTCAGGCCCAATAACTATCCACTCTTCACACCTTCCCCTGGCACGCTCAAATACTTCTGCTCTGCGCTTATCTCTTGCTGCTCCGTACAGCCTCACGCGCTTGTGGCCTGTAATGTGGGCCGTGCGCTCAGAATGAACCACTCTGGGCCTTGCGCGTCTCGGCGGAATCCGCTTGCTCTGGCGTATCACAGTTCACACCGCCCATAGGTGTATGCGCTTAAGTTCATCGGTTTCCGTCTTGCGATACCTTCTCTTGAGGGCAGGCTTATGGCGAACGCTCTTTACAGGTTTGCGCGGCTCGGAAAGCAGGAAGTAATGAACTGTATTATTTCCCGGAAGATACTTAGATACGATCTTGTATCCCTCATCCTGAAGCTCACTTATCCTGGGGGCTGTTTGGCTGAATTCTTTTTGTAGTTCTATTTTTGAGCATCCTTCATCAGCAGCCTTTCTCAAGCGCTGGAGTATGATCGCTTTTTGGGAAAGAGAGTCTCTTCCTTTTGGGGTGTATGCTTTAAGCCAATATTTTCCTTTTGCGGCAACCTTGCCAGAATCGTTGTTCTCAATGCTTTGCATTTCCCTATGGCCGAACTGATAGCGAGTTGCCACCCCATTTTCAATCACATACATCAGAGAGCGAGAAACGAAAATTTTCGCATTGGGAAAAAGCCTTCTACCGGCCCAATAAAATGCGCACTGCTCGTGGTCTCCCGGTACAGCCTTGGCTTGATCGCTAGCGGTAACCTGTATTGGCTTGTCGTTGGAGGCGTTTACTATTTTCTTAATTAACTCTTTCGGGTAGCGACTCTTTAATGTTTTCAGAATATTCAAGAGATTTATCTCCTTGTAAAATTTCCGGTTCCTTCAACCACGGCCCCGGCTTAACCCCTAAACGTGTGTACCTTCGCCGTGCTCCGCAAGACATACATTTCTGCCAGCCACTTTGCGGCCATGAAACTTGCCTGTGAGCGCAGCCAAACATTTACCTTGCCCACCGCAAGATGTACTCGCCAACTTCCCACCAGAACCAAAAGATTGCTGCTAGAGCCAATGCACACTTGAGCTTCCACGGTTTCGGCTTAGGCTTATACGCTTCTGGGAAAGCTGTTATATGGGCATCCATCCACTGCTTTCTCAGGGTTGATTCTTCGGCTGCTTTCAATCCTTTTTTTCGGTACTCTGCCCAAAAATCTTCCATAGCGTTGTCCATGCTGATAAGTCTTGGCGGTACTCGATTCATGCGGTCGCACCTTTGGCAATGGCTTTACGCCTTTGCGAAATGATTTGATCGGCTTTGATGAGGGCATAAGCGCGCAACTGGCGGTCAGTGCTCACCGATTTCAGTTCGCGGCTGAATTGGACGCGGCCAGCAATCTGAGCGCGAAGCGAAACAGTTTTACCGCTACCCTTTTGCGGCTTGGCTGCTTCATGCTCAAGTGGCTTTCCCTCATTCTTTTGGTGGGCAATGTAATCGGGCATTGTCATGCGCGGCGAACGCCGAAAACGCTTCAAAAATTCATTGTTTTTTCTGGCCTGTTCTACACTCATGCAAAACTCCTATCGCTGGCAGGATCGGGATACCCGCTTGCTTCTATGGCCGCGCCTTCTTCGGCAGCGGCTAATTCTTCAAGGCGGTATTGCTCAGAAAATTCAACGAAGTCCACAATCTCTGAGGCGAGTAAGTAGAGCGGCGAAGCTTTAGCGGGAGCCTCGCCGCCGATGCCGACCATTGGGCTATCTATGACTGGCGTATTGCCAGTAGCCTTGTCGACAACGTCTAAAATGTTTGCTGTGCTAGACATGGCTGTGCTCCCTTGTTGCGGCCATCATTTCCAGATGGGCCATGTACCGTTCCTGTGCTTTGCGTAAGGTTTCCAGCCGGGAATTGTGGATGCTGGTAAGCGTGTCAAGCCGTTCTTGTGAGTCCATTACGTCCTGCTTGGCGTAGCGGAGAATGTCACGCAATCCTTCAAGCGTCTCTTGGTCGTTCATGCCTGCCCTTTCTTGAAACTCAATGTGGGAAAACTGGACGGCCCGCCTACTTGAGCCATGCGTGAATGTCCTCTGCCAACTTCAGTAGGAAAGCGATAATTCCCAGCTTTTCGGTCAGGGTTAACTTTTTTCTCTTTTTGTCTTTGCTCATTGAAATCCTCCATAGGATTCCAAGAGCCAGACTGCGCCGCGTAACCGGGCAGACCCCCCTCTTTGGCAATCCACTGTCCTGCGCTATTTCTCGGGCGGACAAGTGATTCTTTTTCGGCTTTTGCTGCCAGTAGTGGGCGGGTTTTTTCTTTGTGACACTCATGGCAGAGCACTTGGCACTTAGCCAGCTCTGCAATCCGGCGGGGATTTTGAGGAGAAAGGCTCCACAGCGCACGCGGATTGATTTGCTTTTGAGAGGGGTCTATGTGGTCAACTTCGAGGCGGTCCGATGAGCCACATTTGCAGCATGGTCCATTTGCCTCAAGCCATTCTCGCCGCCGCTGGCTGATCCACGTTTTCTGATATGTGCGGAGATAATCACGCCGCGACCGCGATTTTACGGCCTGCGGATGCTGGCTATATTGAATAACGGTAAGCTGTTTACCGCTGCTCTGCCCGAGATCATTTTGCAGTATGTTGTGGCTGGTGCTCACTGCTACCTCAAGGGGTAGCGGTAAGCGTTTAATCTGGTGGCCCTGGCAGAACTCGAATCTGCGACCTGCGGTTTAGGAAGTCACTGTTCGACTTTACCTAAAACCTTCTTACCGCCTGTTCGACCTATGGGCCTGAGAAATAAACGCTTACCACTATCGGTTAAGCTGCTTTGCGTTTCCTAGGTCTGCCGCCCTTACGCCCATTGGCGCGAGCTGCTTTAACCTTGGCTTTGGTCTTCGCTTTGCCGCCCTTGCTTCCGAGAACCGCAGCAGCTTGGCTAAGATCAGTTGGTGATGACATGCAAGCTACATTAAACCCAAGCGGTTTGCGTGTCAATAGAAAAATGGAATTTCTATTCGCTTTGGTTTCATCAACTTGAGAGTTGCTGGATTTATCCCGCATTTTTCACACCCTTACCCTTGGCAGTGGCTACGGGTTTTTTCTTGTCCGGATTGATTAGGTCTAGTGCTCGAAACTTGGCATCGACCCGCTGATGCGAATAGTGCTCCAACATCTCTCGGCTGACATGTCCGGCAATCGACATCACGGTTTGCTCAGGAACGCCATTTTCCAAAAGCTTTGTGATGATCTGGTGTCTCATGTCATGCGGTCTGAGCCATGGGAATCCCGCTTCCTTGCGCATCTTGTCCCATTGCTTCCGCAGAAAAGACTCGCTGGCTGGCTTGGTTGGATCGTAAACAGGGTGCTTCCCTGAACGGGTACGGAGTGGGAAAACGTAGTGCTCAGGCAGGACGGAACCGCATTCCCGCGACCTCTCAAGAATGCGCTCCATCTGCTTAACTCCGCGCTCGTTTAGCGGAATCACCCTGGCACGGTATTCGTTCTTTACCTTGTCCGAAGGCACATACATAATCGGCGGTATGGATTCCATATCAATGTTCTTGATCTTGAGTCCGCGCAGCTCACTGCCAGATGCGGTTGTGTTGTTCGTCAAACTGGCCACCCAATAGGCAAGGGAGTACGAATGATTCAGGGCCGCGACCTCAAATAGATGCTGCTCCTCTTTTTCGGTCAAAACGCGGGGCGGTGTCCATTTCGGCACAGGCAGGGGACGGTAAAGTGGTCTGATTGGCTCCCACAGCTCGGCCTTACGGAGCACACGGGACAAAACGCCTATATCGTTATTGACGGAGCGCGGATGGTACTTCTTTTTCATTTCCCGTTGATATTCCTTGATGTGGCCTATGTGAATTTCATTCAGCCGCATGGTAAACAGCACTTCCAGCCGCTTCACGTAATCGCCGTAGGACTTCAGGGTTTTGGGCTTGTCGGGATGGTAGGTTTCCTCTTCTTCTAGCCATTCTTTCGCGGCAACGGAAAAAAGTTTTTCCTGCAACTCCTGTGGAGTCTGCATAGTGGCGTTCCTCGCTTGCTCGGCCCTGAGGTCGAAATCGCTTCTGAATGCCCCAAATTCTAACGCACTTTGCTTTTGTTTCGCTACGTCTAAATGTTGGGGTGCTGACTGCTGGACGCACAATAGCGTCCCATTGTCGAGTGAGGAGACATGGGAGCTAGCGCCCAAATCAACCGCGCTCGATCCGTTCTTTAATACAGTTTTACTTTCGGGCCGCGAGGAAGCGATAGCAGTTACGGGCGGTTGCTTGCTGGATACCTGGTTTGGTCGTTCTACGATCTTGTGTGCGTAACTATAACGCTGTGTGTGCTCATTTAATGCAGGTTTAATTGTAAATTTTTTCTTAATATCGAGGGCCGAATGGCATGCCAATGCTGATGAATGCTGCATAGTAGTTGATTTCCTTTATAAAAAGTAGCCATGAATTTTGTAACTTTTCTTGCGCTTGCGACTCGTGGCAGCGGGTATGAATGGTATGAGCTGCCTGAGCCGGGGAGAATCGTAACAGAAACTGTCCCATTAGGACAAATATATTTTTCTTCGCTCTTGACATGCTGTGATAATAACTGTACTATTGGGACAGTTGAGGTTTTTCAGTATGTCGAAGATAGTCAAGGCTACCGAGGAACAGAAGAGAGCATACGCGGAAGCTCGCAGGCATTTACTGTGTGAGCCGCCGCTATATGGATACGTGACAATCTGCGGCCAGCGGTGCGTTATTGCTTATCTTGGAGAAGGACAGGGCGAACCAAATTACGAACTATTCGCGCCGGAAGGCTATTGCTTTGGCCCTGAACTGCACAGTGATCTTTATTCAACCGTTGCAGAGCTTAGAGAAGGTATCAGAGAAAACGAACGCTGCAAAGCACTTCAGCCTTGCGATCCTGATTGCCCCTGTGAGCATGGAAAGGCTGCGTAATGGCAGACGCACATATAATTGGCGACATGCCTACAAAGGAAGTCTTTGGCCGTCTCGCCTGTAAATGCCAGCGCTGCTCAACCCCTGCAAAGCCTACCGTGTGGTTAGCGGAAGGTGACGAAGAACCAAAGCGCTGCCCACGGTGTAAGTCAATGCTGTGGAACACGCCCCGAAAGCAAAAGCGTGGCCCTCAGCCTGGAAATTCAAAACGTAAAGATGCGGGACGGCCCAAGGGTAAGACCAAGGGGCAGCCCAAGCGAGGTAAAAAGTGACATACCGCATCCAGGTTGGCAATCAGCAAATGACAATATCTCTCGTGCAATTCGATGAGTTGCGGGATGCAATGCAGAACCATGTGCAAGGCGGATTCCGCGATGGCGAAACAAGACTCGGGTCTGTTGTTATTACCGAATGCGGCACGAAAAGTTGACGGGCAGAAACCGGCCGCTCCCCAAAAGAGGAAGGAAAAATAACGCTATGCTTTATATTCGCTCTGTGCTAATTTTGGCACATGTTCAAACCCAAATTCATTCTCGCAATCATTTTTGCTCTCGCAATAGCTACTGTGGGAGTCTGCAATTCACCGAACACCGTCAAGATGCAGGACGGACCGCCCTGCCTTCCAGGGATGCCCTGCAAATAACCTCTAGGGGGAGAGCATGATTTACTCCCCCTGGTTCATTGAGTTGGCCCTTGAAGTCCTCGGGGCCATGCTTTACTTCCGCAGAAGCCGCCTTCTCTGTAGCCTTTTTTCCTTCCTTGCTGCATCTGACATCATCCTTACGGCTGTCTATCATTTGGCGCGGCAAACCGTTTACTGGCAGTTCTATTGGGCGCAACGCTTCGGCAAATACTTCATCCTGATTCTGCTGGCCTGTTGGATCTGTGGAATGTTTGTTGCAGAGAATGACCGTGCGGCCAAAATTGGATCATCGGCCATCATCGCCCTTGGAACCTTTGGACTTGCGACCGTGGTTTTCTGTATGGCGCACTCGCTAAAAGACTCTCTATTGGCGGCTGAGATCGCTGCAAACGTGGTCATGGCCGTGATTATCTGGCTGGCATGGCTGGGACGGAGATCGGTTTTATCGGCAGAGCAAAAGAGCGTCACGTTAGGCTTCATTGTGCTGATCGCCAGCGACATCCTGTTTACCCTGCTCTGGATGAGATGGCACACAGCGAGACACTTCTATCCTCTTGGGATGATTCCAACGTATGCGATTTGGGTATCAGGACCGTGCAGGATTGCCTTCGATGAAATGCGTGTCTATCTGGCTAAGGTAGTTGCCAGCCGCGACATCAACGAAGCCACAGCCAAAGTTCAGAGGCTAATAGATTCGACTGCCAATAACAGTTATGGCAGAGCGCAGAGGGCCATGGGGCAGAGAATCATTGAAGAGTTGCGGAGAATTGACTAGCGCGTGACCGGGGGCTCGTCCCCCAGAACAGAAGAGGAGAGGAATTTATGGCAACTCAAGATTTACACGTAACGCAAAATACTATGACTTCGACAGATTGCACTTGCTACTACAGTTGCGGCGAAGATTCACATTCGGGGCATTGGCATCAGCACGAGGATAATCCATGCCCAGTTCATCCCGACTCGCCGATGGTAGGGTGATTTTAAGTAATCTTTGCGGGACTCGTCCCCCAGATAAGAGAGAAGAACAAACCAATGATTATCGAAATAAGAGCGGCTGAAGGTGGCGATGATGCCAAACTGCTGGTGTCTGACCAATTAACCATTTACGCACGAGTGGCAGCGCGGAGGGGTCTTTAGCTTCGAGATTGCCGATAAGCGACCGGGGATTGCCGTTGTGCATATCTCTGGCGCGGGAGCATGGCAGACGTTCTGCAATGAATCTGGTGGGCATCGCTGGCAGAGAGTACCGCCAACGGAGCGCAGCGGCAGAGTACACACGTCAACCGTGACAGTGGCAGTTTTTGAGGAACCTGTAGCCTCTGAATTTTCCATCTCGCCAAACGATCTGGAATGGAAAACCACTTGTAGCGGAGGCAAAGGCGGTCAGAACGTCAACAAAGTTGAAACGGCTGTCATTCTCAAGCATCGGCCAACCGGATTAACCGTGCGCTGTGAAACGGAGCGATCACAGAAGCGGAACAAGGATACAGCTCTCGCCATCCTATCGGCCAGACTATATGAGCGTGACAAATCACAGAGGCAAGCAATCGAAGCGGCTGACAGGCGTAATCAGGTGGGCAGTGGCCAGCGCGGAGACAAGCGACGAACGATCCGCACTCAGGATGGAATTGTGACAGATCACATCATGGGTAGAAAGTGGCGATACGCGGATTACGTGAAAGGAATTTGGTAACTTTTTGGTTCCATGGTGGGGCTCAGGGGGACGCATAGAGGGGGGAATGGACACATCAAGAATGGAAAGATTGGGCTACTGTGATGGCAGCGAAAGAGTTTGATGCTGAAACCGCTAATTGGTGGCAGCTTGTTTCACGTTTGGTAGGTTTCTCGCCTGAGGCCATGGCATCACAGAAATTACAGACATCACTCATGCAGCAGTATGGTGGATGCTGCCAGTGCCAATGCAATCATTCCTCATCTTTTTGGGGTGCATTGGCCGGAGTGCTTACATTCAGAGCGCGAGGTATGGGCTAGGGCTGCTTGGCTAAGTCCCCCAAAATCTGATCCTTGTTGGCGCTTCCTTTTGAGCTGCCGAAGTAGAACGCCACAACACTCACCCATGCCGTTCCCAGAACGCTCACCATTGAAATAGCAATGTCATGGGTTTCAGGCTTTACGCCGTGGCAGAACACATACCAGAGTGTAAAGAAAAAACCGACCGTGATGACAAAGGCCAAAACTTCCGTGGTGTAATCTTTCGGATTCGCTGTCCGCATGGCTCTGGCATTGGCGCGGTCATCATCTTCTAGTTTCGCAAGTTCTTCCACGCTCTCGATATTCAATTTCTTCATTTGAAGCTGAAAGTCTTGATCGGCTTTTTGGACTGCTGCCATCTGCTCCGCTGTCATTGGAGTTTTCGTCAGAGAAGCCAGTACATCATCCACCTTTGATCCTGGCTTGGCTCCTATGGCTGCTGTGAGCGCAGCACCCGCCATTGTGCCAATAGGCCCGCCAAGAGAAAGAGCTGTGCCAAGGAACGGCGCTATTTTGCGGAGAAAGCCCATTAGAATACCCTCTTGATTTCCTGCCCTTTGGCCAGAACCTTTGCTTTCAGGGCTTCGGCGCGGGATTCGAGCTTCTGTAGACGTGAAACCACTGTGCCAGCATAGCGGTCATACAGGTAATAGCCGCCTGCTCCAAGAATCAAACCGATTACGATTCCTAACCAGATCATATATTTCTCCTTGATTTCAAGATTTCAGAGTGTTAACTTTGAGCCTCATGCGGGGTTGCGCCTCCAGGGACACCCGACTAATACGCCTGTCGCCTTAAGGCTGCTCACGCGAATGGGCAGCCTTTCATACGTTAGGGCCGACTTTCCAGCCGCTACCCCAGATAAAATGCCAGATCAACCACGCTGTCGTTAAACCCGTTAACCACGGCCCAGACCACAAGCCACTTAAACGGAACAGTGAAGCGGACATACCATGTAAGCGCCGTCCAGTTCTTTGCTCCGCACAGCCACATGATTTCGCCAAAGGCGATCAGCAACAAAACTAGAGCGCCCAGAGCAAGCACTACCGTCCAGTAAATGTCAGAGGTTCTTGGGAAGGTGTGAGTGATGCTCTGCCACCAGTTCATTTGTCCACCAGATAGGGGTTGATGATCTTGGCAACATCGGCGCGAGTGCGGAATTTCGGCAGAGCGTTAATCTCATCCGATAATCTCAAAGCTAGCGGAGAAAGTGTTTTGTCAATCGCTTCTTCGCTCTTTACCGTGGCATCGTCAAAGTCCATTTTGGAAATCTCCATAGCAGTGCAGCTCAAGAGTCTTTGCGCGGTCAATCGAGCCGTCTGCTTTGTAAAACACCGGGGCAGTTGCTTGAATACCGCTACCTTGCGAGAGGTAATCGGTCAATGACTGCAAAAAATCCTCATCGCCTGCCACTACAGCCTTGTGCTTGAATGCTTCGGTTGTGTTCATGCGCTTGCCCTCCTTAGCCAGACCTTTAGATATTTCGCTTCATCCGGGCGTGCTGCTGCTATGTCCTTGTAATGTGCCGTTAACAGTTCCCGGTATTTCTCCAGAAACAGAATCGGGTTTATGGAATTGATAGCGTTCACCGTGAATGTTCCAATCACTCCATCCTCATTCACTTGTTGTCCGCAGAGGTTCGCACATTCCTGTGCCAGCTTTGAGGCCATGTGAACGCCCATGTTTACCGCTGCATCGAGCAGCTTGTTTGCGACATCCTGAGAGAGGTAGTCATACCCGCGCATTGGCTTGAAGTAATCGTTCCGGTAAATGTTCCCGGCTTCCTCAAGTGGCAGGTTGGCAATATCAAGATCAGGATAGGCGTTCTGGGATATTCCCCAGCGCGTGAGTCCGCCTGAATCTCGCGTGACTTTCCCTGTTAGGCCGGGATCTTCATGCTTCATCAGGAATTGAAAAGCAGGCGCAAAAGCAGTCATCGGCCACCATTCCTTTTATTCATCAGGAAATCGCGGATGTCTTTTATGTCGCTTTTGATTTCCTTCAAATCTTCGCGGTCTGCCTTTTTCTGTATCTCATTGGCATTCTGCTGAGACAGGGAATTAGCTTGTGAGGCCGTGGCGGATACGTTTGCTATCCAGAAAATTGCCCCAATAATGATGGTGGCAATCGTCATGATGGTAAGCACTCTGCCGAGCGGGGTGTTTTCAGTGGGTTCCAAGTGTGATTCCTTTAAGTTGCAAGAGTCACGCTGATGCCTGTACCATGCCCCGCAGCCTTTAGCGTCCATGTACGCTGGGGGTTAGTCCGGGCGGAGCGGGAGAAACGCTCCGTTCCGGGCGCGGGATTAAAAGGCCGGATGAAATGAATGAGAATTATGATTACTTGCCTGCTGCCCGTGCTTTGCCTTTTACCTTTTGGATCGACTGCATTAAAAGATTCATCAGGTCTGCATCTGAGGTTGGAACGCGGGGTGCATCTGGATTAACTTTTTCAATGAACGATTCAGGCACAGCGCCTTTGAATTTCACATAGCCATTCGGCTGTATTTCGTACTCGCTGGGATCGAGCCTTGAAAGATCAACCCTGACCAATTCCTGCGCTGCGTTCTGGGCTTGCGCTCTCCCTGGCATGTAGCTTTGGACTTTGGCGGGATCAAGGCTTGCCTGTGCCGTCTTGCCTGCGTTCGGCATGATGCCCGTTTCTCCAGCATCCCGCGTGCGATAGGCATACTGCGGAGAAGATACAGGCCCTGATGCCTTGCCTTGCATCTTGTCTACTGGAGTCTTGGCATAGTCCGCCATTCTCTGCATGACAGCATCTTGTTCGGCTGATCCTGTTACGGTCTGCCGATTCATCTGCTCGCGCATCTTCTGAATGAAATATTCTTGTGCCAGAGTGTTTGTGTTTTTGTTTATCTCATCGGGCAGTCTGGTTTTTGCGCTGGTCAAGGCGCGCATTTCAGGCTGAAGATAAGTAGCGTTCGGAAGAATCGAATTCGATGGCGGTGCTTGAGCAGGCGCGGAAGTCGCCGGACTTGGCGGCTGCGGTGTGGCCTTTGAATATCCGCTTAGAGGTTGAACTATCTCTGATGTGTTTGGCGCGTTAAACTCTGGAGTCGGACTGCCTTTCAATCCTTTCCATGCCTGCCGCAACATCAGAAGATTCATGGCCGTGGAACCCAAGCCCCCGGCAACATCGCCGGAATCAAACTTCTGCATGTCAATCGGGTTCAGGTTTTTGACTTCTTTCAGCGCGTTATCGGGAACATTGGCCAGCGATGCCGATTTCAGGTAGTCGAGCAGCCCTGGTTGCTTCTGGCCTGATTTATAGCGGTCGTACATGGCCTGTTCTGCTTGCTGCCATTCAGGAGTGCCATACATTCCGGGCGTGCTGGTCGTTGGCCCTGCATTCAAAGTTGCGCCCAGATATTTACTCCCTGCCGCTTTCAGAAAGCGCATTACTGCGCTGCTCTGAGTTTCAGGTTGAGCCGGAGCAGACTTCGGAGAATCGAACCCGTTGAAGTTCTCTGGCAAAGTATCGGGCGACGAATCCCACTGCCCAAAGTTTGCTGGTAGGGTATCTGGGGTTACTGTTTGGCTTTGTGCCATTGTCCGTCTGGGCCTTTGGTGTAGGGGATGCCCTGGTAATACTTCGTTTCCGATTGAGCGTTTTTGTTTTCAATATCGCTTGCACTCTGTACGCCGGGAATCTTTGGAAGCCCTTGCCCTGCTATGCGGAGGTTCTCTCGGAACTGCTTGAATCCTTCATTGGCAAAGGAAGAATCGGTGATCGGGCTGGGGAGTGTTTGCAGAAGCATTTCCATCTGCTTTTCATTGCCTCGTCCTGATCCTGATAAGACCCGCTGATAGCCAACCATTGCCTCACGCGCATTCATGTAGGAAATGAGTTTGTTCCGTCCTGCATCGGAAAGACCGTTAGCCTGTGCAGCCCGGTCGAGTTCCGTAATGAATCCTGTAGGGATTGTCACTCCCACGCCAAAGGGTTTGAATGCTGCTTCAAAGTGCTGATCGCTCATCAATTTGGAAATGGCGTACTTGTCTCCCGCGCTGAGTGGCTGATTGGCCGCTCCCTGATAGCGTTCTATTTTCTGCTGCACGTCTGCGAGCCGATTATTCAACTGCCTTGTGCTCTCAATTTGGGCTGCGCTAGCTTTCGTGAAATTCTGGTAGCCTTTCGTAGCCGCATCAGAGCGAGTTGTCAAATAGTTCTCTTTAGTGGCAGGGTCAAATGCAAAGCCAGTTTCGGAGCCACCTTTGCCCATTAGTGGCTGTCCATCTGGCCCCGTTAAAACTTTTATTCCGCTCGGGTTTGTGGTTAGGTTAACTGGCGATTTTGGCGATTGATTGGATGGCGCTGCACCCTGAACCGCCTTTCTGGTTGTGCTCGTTTGTGGAACCTGTACAACAGTTGGTTGGCCGTTAATGGTGGCTTCCATCGTTTTCGTGCTGTTAGTTACAGTCGGAGTAAATGCGGCCTGACCTCTTAGCAGAGAACTGAATTGCTGAATTGGAATATTTTTTCCAACCAACTGCTGAGGCACCCCGTACTCTTTGGCGATCTCATCAGTGACTGTTACGCTTACCGGATTGCTACCAGGAACCAATTGAGGGTCGCCCCCATTAGCAGGCTGCGTATCGAACATGCCTACCCCGGCCACGGGTATATAGCGTTTCCCGATCATCTGGCCAGTAATCTTGGCGTTGGCTCCGATAGTCGCAACTTGAGTTTTTGTCTGGGAATCGAGATATGGTTTTGCCAGTGCGAATGGAACCTGCATACCATTCGGCAAAGTTACAAGCTGCATCTGCTGTTGCAATTTCTGTTGCGCAATACTGTTCTCTTGATCTGCCCTCTGTTTCTCAATATTTAATTTCTGTTGGTTCTGCTGTACCTGCACATCGGTAGGCATCCCCAGATGAGCCTTGGCCGCTTCGCCCATCTGGTAAAAGATGTTTGAGAGATAGCCTTTTACGCCTGTGAGTTGTGAACCCATCTGCTGAGGTTGTGACTGTGGCGGGGTTTGTAGCTGTGACGCGGGAGAAGGCTGGGGTTGCGCAGAGGTTTGGTCTGGCGCATCAGGCGTAGAATTGTTTGAGCTTGGCCCGGTATTAAACCGATTTGAACCGCTCAGGGCATCTGAAAGATTGTCGAGGATTCCCATTTAGTCGTACCATCCTGTGCTGTCACCGCCTACACCAATGCCAGAGGGAGAGTTAGGGTTTTTGTTTCCACTGCCCATCATCTTGCTTAGCCCGCCGAGAGATGCCCCGATCCCGCCTGTAGCGATAGACGCAACTCCACTGCCCAGCCCAGAACCAAGGCTCTTTGTGAATTGATTTAGGAATCCATTCTGCGATGCCTGCACGTACTGATTTAGCGCATTGTTTGCTCCTTGCCCAAACACTCCAATGTTTGAACCAAGCTGAGCACTCTGCCCCGCCGCCACAGAAGCCGCATTGAACTTATTGGTTAATGCCTGCTGAAGATCGGCAAGGTTGGTGCCAAGAATCCCCTGCGACTGACTGGAAGCCCTTGCACCTTGCAGCGCCTCAAGTCCTCTGGTTAGATCGCCGCCGCCCGGTGAATCTCCGCCTGCAACGCCTCGTGAGCGCAGAGAAGCCAGAACGCTTGAGCCTGCCTGGTTGAAGTTGGCGGAGTTCTGGTTTAGAAACTGACTCTGCATAATGGCCAACTGCTGAGGATCAAACCCGATGTTCCCAGACAGATACTTTCCGACTGATCCCATGATCTGATCGCGGATAGCTTTCTGCTGGTCAATCGCCTGCTGCTGTAAGTCGTTTTGACGGCGTAACTGATCCTTGCTTGTCCCCGTTCCACCTCCGCTCATGCCACACCTCCACGTTGCTTGATTCTGTAGTTGAGATTCGCTCGATTGTGCGATTCGCGGCGACACACAAGGCACAACCTAAAACTTCTTTTGCCCCATGTAACATTTGGCTGTGAAGGCAACTCATGGCCATTCCTGCAATGAGTTTTTGTTTGATTGGGATGCCTCCCCTTGTTGCACTTGTCAATCGCGTTATCTTGAGAGGTTCCCAAAAATAAGTGATCGGGATTAACGCAACATCTAACGTCGCACTTGTGGCATACCTGCATACCGTCAGGGATAGGGCCTTTGTGAATCAGAAACGAGGCGCGATGGGCTGTATATACAGACCTGTTAACCATAAAGTTTCCATAGCCTGTTCCGGTTAACACTGCATTCCAAAGCCAACATCCCGTATTTGGCTCTGGAGAAATCTTGTCCAAAAATCTCTCTATTACTTGTTGTTCCATTTAGATGGGTTTCACCTTTACTAGAAATCTGTCTGCTGGCCTGAGTCGTGCTCTTTCAAACTCTTCTTTCCATCCCGCACATAGCTTTGCCTGGTCCTCAGGAGCAAACTGAATAAATATGTCCTGCCCCAAAAGCCCTTGATCGGCAAAGTAGGAATGGAGTCTCTGATTCATCCGCGTTGTGGCTTTGTCGTTTGTCGAACGGAATACCGCAATGTCAGCGCGGAACATAAACGCTGAGACTCCTACAACCTGCCCGTCATCAATCGCTATCCATGCTTTCGCGAAGGCATGCAGGTTCCATTCCGTCTCGCCTTCTGGCAGGGTCAGTTCTCGTTTACAGAAATCATGCGCTGCCTTTTTAAGATCAAAGTCAGCAGAATCGAAGGGAATAATGTGGACTCTCATTTTTAGTCGGAAGGAAGTTTTATGTTGTGGCTCAAGTAACCATTGGCCCAGAAGAGATGGCCGAATTTCATCTTTACCTGCACTTTGCTGCAATCGCGGATGAATGGATACCACTCGGTAATTTGGTCTTCACCGAATCTCGTAATCGCATAATCGCCCTTGGCAAACTGATCCATGCGCAGCTTCCATTTTTCCGCGTGATACAGAATGTGATCTGGAGTTCCTTCAAGCACTAAGCCACGTTTGGATTCAATGTGTATCCACTCCCTTTGCGGATGAATGCACTCTTTAATCTCACTTGGCCTGTAACTTCCCAAGGGTTCAATATGCGTTCCAAGCCTCACGCATGTTCCCGGCGAGCGAGTGGGAGGAGTAGTTGGCGGGCCTGCTGCGCTTGTTCCCCCTGCCGTGGGTTGAGTCCAGCTAATGTTTCCTAAAGGCTCTCTGCCTGCTAATGATTGAGCGGCCTGCCCTTGTAAAACCGTTGTATCTGAATCGGTTGAAGCGAAGGCAATCTGCGGTGTCCCCACCGTTCCCGGAGCAAACCCTATTCCACAAGCATTAAACGGCACCCAATAAGCAAGTGCCTGATACTTAACTGCGGGAGTCAGTCCGGTGATTGTGATGTTGTTTCCTGGTACGGTTGTGCTCGTACCGTTCAATCCTTGCCCTTGCGAATCAGGACGACGAATAAGAATCACTCTGCTGGTGTTTGTGCCATCCCAATAAATAACCGCAGAAGAATCAGACGGACACGCCACTGCAAACTGACCATCAACCACATTGGGCGACATGATGCCCTTAAAGTCGATACTGTTCCCGCTGGAAAGATTGATCTTTCCGCCAATCAATCCGCTGGATATGATCGGCGCGAACGTCATCGGCGCATACTGACCGCCGCCTGTGCGGTAGGGAACGACCTTTTCAATTCTGTCGAGTCGGGCCTCAAGGTTGCTCTTGTCCTCTCTGCCCATTGCCGGAGTTCCGCCCATGTTGTACACGTCCATTTACTTGTCCCCCTCTTTCAAAACGGGATTGATAATCAGCGTGTAGCAGGTAA